ATCCTTTGCCATGGACTGCTAAATGGATTGCAGGTGCCGAAGTTCAAGTTGCTCCCCAGGAAACTGAGATAAGTAGTTATGTTGTTGGCGGTACCAAACAGGACGTCGACTCTAACACTTTCAAAGGATTCAGTTTATAAATGATTACAGTATATTCAAAAAATAATTGCCCATTCTGTGTACAAGCTAAAAACCTACTAAAACTCAAAGGTGTTGACTACACTGAAATCAAGATTGATGAAGATGCATCTGCAAAAGATTTTGTACTAAGCGAAGGGCACCGCACAGTGCCTCAATTGTATAAGGATGGTAAGCTACTGGTTGAAGGTGGCTACCAAGGCTTGGCCAAGAAGCCAGACGATTTTTTTGAAACACTCAAGGGATAAAAATGTTAATATCAAAGTCAAGTCATGATACAGGTGATATTCTCACCTTTAAATTAGTTAACGGTGATGAAATTGTTGCCAAGTTAGTGGAGCAAACAGATTCTACCTATACCGTAGAACGTCCATGCACAGTGGTTCCTAGCCCAAAAGGCATTGGATTGATGCAGAGTCTTTTCACAGGCGAAGTCGATCATAAGGTTGTACTGGACAAACAACATGTGATGATGCATGTTGCCACGGTTAAAGACATAAAAAATCACTACATCCAGACCACAACTGGAATTAGTTTGGCGCTGTAACCATGAGAGGCGCCGCACGTCAAGGACAAGACACAGCAGGCGGCACTATTGCCGCTGGGTCTCCCAATGTGATTACCAATGGTACTCCACAGGCACGGATTGGTGATGCAGTCGAAGGACATGCTCCCCCTCCGCATGCTGCTCCTGTGATGGCAGAAGGAAGTCCTAATGTTATTGTAAATAGTATACCTGCCAGTCGTGAAGGCGATAAGGCCACTTGCGGACATCCTGCCACAGGCAGTAACAATGTGTTTATAAACTAAATGAGTTATTCAGCTGTTCAATTGATTGCTATTAGTGGACTGTTACAAAACACTGGTCTAGGTGTAAACACACGTCTGGTAGCTCAGTTGAACAACATGCAGTCCGCAACAGTGCTGACTGGAAAATTGCGTAGAGTTGCAATACATCCAAATGTATCGTCATCGGTTGTTACTGCCATGCGCACATCAATACCGGGAATTGCAATGGTTGCACCAGTTGCGTACACCAGCTTGTCAGCAACAATAACTGCTACAGATATATCAGAAAGTATCAGGTCTAGGTCTAATCAATTTTTCTTTCGTGGCACCAATGGGTATCTTGGACTGCTGTCAAGAGCAGATTCAATCTGCCGCACAGTAAGAGAAATACTAGGCGCAGTTTATACATTCGACAATGAATCATTCCTGGCCATTGGTCCAGACATTACCAAACATATTGATCTAGCCACCGGTGGGCTGTCCAGCAAGTTTGGCCCATTGGCCAAGAATTCAGAAGACTATCGTCGAGCCAGCGGCTTGTACAGTGCTGGAGTTGGAGCAGCTGGTGTTATTACCTCCGGAGCAGAAGATGTTGAGCGTAGTATACGTGCAGTTGGTAGAGGCATACGAGGCCTTGGTACTCTATACGATCTATATGATCTGCCCATGTTAGGTACGCCAGCTGGATTGATAAAGAGCTTAAACAAACAAGGACTGTTAAACAGTCAGGTAAGCGGCAGATCAGACACACCCGGCACTAATTTTATTGATGCTCTCGCTGCCGAAGGTGTTACAATCACAAACATCGACACAGCCAACACCACAGTATTGACAGATATTCTAACAAAGGTAACCAGCACTGAATTTATCAACAGGGTGATCAATGCAACTGGACTTATAGTGCCCAGCGGTGTGGTAATAAACAATGCTGGTGACTTTTTAAAAGCAGATAAAGTCATGCCTGGCAATGCTGTTGGCGCTATTCCGTATGGCACTCTGTATCAATTGGGACAACAGTTGATATCGTTAAACATATCCTATCCAACAACAGAAGCACTGATTGATGCACTGCTGACCATTACCATTCCACGTCATACAAATCTTGAACAGCTGACCAAGCCAGTTCCAACAGCTGAAATAGCAGTTCTTAAAAATGCTCTGCCAAAAGGAACAGGAGACTTTGGTTGTTGCAAGATACAAGAACTTATTGGAACTCCATCAGGATATGTGCATCTAGACACACTTGAACGTATTGCGTTGATTGCATCTAAATTGTCATCAACGTCACAAGGCCTGGCTCTTATATCTGCGGCTGATGCTGTGTATGCTCGTTATGCGGCTAATCTTTCTGCCACAACAGAAGAAGACACATTGATAGCTGCAATCAACGCTTTAGTAGCGGTTGTTGATTATGAAAATAATATTGCTTTTGCCAACACAGGAATTGCAAACTGTATTGATCAAATTGAAACAGAAATTGCCAACTGTACGCTGTCTGGTCTGGATATCTATTCGACCATGCCCGGCAATACCAACACCGTGTTGACCATTGCCAGCTTTCCAAATTTTGGAGTAGACTACAACAACTCTGGCATACGAGATATGTTGATTGAAATGACCACGGATGACCGGTATGGCGAAGCACTCAAGGCATCTTTGATTCAAGGACAAAATGACAAAATACTTCAAACAATAGGAACTAAAAATGTTGGGATTCCAGACACAGAACTTCAAGCTAGGAAATATCAATTCGAAAATGGACAAACAACATTGACAGTGCAACAAAGAGAAAACGTGATTGCTGATGCAAGAACTCAACAATTACTGGAAAGTGATGCAATTCGAAATGCAGAACTTTATGGGTATAACAATCAATATTATGTGAGCCGCGGGTACCCAGTGGCGTAAACATAGCATTTAATGGGAGTTATAACCCAATATAACCCCATTAACGGCTCATATTATGAGCATGAGCCGTATTTAAGTTGACAAAGCAGAACTTATAGTGTATTATAACCTATATTCTGCGTTCTTAAATATCACTACCATCTAAAACTAAGGAGAAACAAAATGACTCTGACCAATGGATTTTGGAAAAAGTATATCCCGGTCGCAACAAAGATTGTGATTGGAACCGCAGCCTTTTTATTCTGTGCTGTAATGGTGACCAAGGTTACCCAGGCAAAGATGCAACATCTTCGCGAAGCAAAAAACATGGCTGAAGTTAGCTATGTAACAACCGCCACCCGCGAGCGTCAGCTTGCATGTTTGGCAAAAAACATCTATCACGAAGCAGGTTATGAAAGCTTCGAAGGAAAAGTTGCGGTAGCACAGGTTGTGATGAACCGTGCCAACAGCGGAGACTTTCCTAGCGACATCTGTGGTGTTGTGTATCAGAAAAGTGTTATCTATTCAAAGGTAATCTGCCAGTTCTCATGGTACTGTGAACAACCCGGTAAGATAAAGCCAATGTATCCTGAAGCCTATAACGAAAGTATGGCTGTGGCTAAAAAAGTACTGCTGGAAAACTTTAGACTTGACGGACTGAAGACAGCCATGTATTATCACGCTGACTATGTTAATCCAGGTTGGGGCAAAGAAAAAGTTGCCAAGATTGGCCGACACATATTTTACTCTAACCGTTCTGCTAAGGGATCTTCATGAAAAAAATCACACTTGACACCGTTCGTGCAGATGTTGCACTTTGGGTCAAAGACCATGTTGTAACAATCAGTGCTGAAACACTAGGCTGGATGGCAGCAATGTTCATTCACTTTAGTATCATTCCAACACTGCTGGCTGCTATGGCAGGACTTACAGACAAGATGCCACCTGTGGACATGGTATTGTTCTGTTGGGGCGCACTGGCACTGTTGTTCATCAAAGCAGTGATGCTTCGTGATCGTCTTAACACGCTGACTATTGGTCTTGGATTTATTATTCAATGTACTTTAATGGGCCTCATGTTATTCAAATAAATACTTGTACGGTGATTGGAGGCCGTCGAACATGAGCAAAAATTCCCACGTTGTTCCAGAAGTCGAGCTAGAAGAGGAAGAGCTATTAGTAGAGCAGTTGGAAGTTGATAGTCAAGACTACGGTTTTATTTTCAGTGCAGACGGTGAACTAAAACACCTCTTTACACCCGACGATTTTTATCTTGACCCGCCGCCCTTGGTCAAGAAGATTTTGAAGTTGTTGGGAATAAAAGATATCAATACTGTGGCAATTGACGATGCCAGTGACACGCTACACTAGGTCATAAAAAAGCCCACTTGCGTGGGCTTTTTGTTTTGTTGCAGTTTAGAACTGTGCCAGCAGTTCTTTTGCCTCAGTCACATCTTCTAGTTCGTCAGTACAGGCCAACTGCATAAGCTCAATGATTGTACGACAGTCACGTTGATCCGCAGGCGGTAGTGATGCAATGAATGATTCTACTGCTTCGGTTTCCTGTAGGTCCCACATGATATCTGCCAGTGCCATTTGCTTGGGTGACAAACCGTGAAGTTCAATGTCCATTTTCTATCTCCTCAATGTGACGGCATGCGCCGCGAAACTTAAAACCCGAACAGGTGCAGTTGTACACTGACCCATCCTTCTCTACCGTGTACTTATCGCCCTTGGAACCTGTCACTGTCCAGGTTGGGTTTGCAGTGACCACAGCACCTGGGTCAGTCCATTTGTAGATGTTGCGCACTTCTTCAAACTTGCGACCGCGCACATCAATGCGTATCGGGTTCTTGAATGTTTGCACTTCTGCAGGGTTCCCAAACTTGGCGTAGGCATACATCTTGTCTTTACTGTCGTCCATCCAGTACACATGATTGCAGTTGGTGACAGTGCTGTCTGCCCACTCAGTGACTTCAAGAAATGCTTTCATGCTAGGCTTTCAGTAGTTCAACAGTCATGCAATGTAGCATGTCAACTTCCTCACGTTCAACATAGAAGTCGGTGCGTGGATCCCAGTACTCTCCCTCTTTAGGATCGTAGTACAATACCCGCCCGTTGGGATAATGAAACGGACCTTCCAGTCCCTTGCGGGGACCGTATTCCTGATTGTGTTTGAAAACAGTATAAGCCATGATTAACCCCAATCCTTTTTGTCACCGTGTGCTTCGTTATACTCATAGCCTGCTATGTAGGCATCCCATTCTGCGGTACCGGGCTCTGCCACGATAGCATCACCGATGTAGGTAGCACCCTCGTAGTAATGCGGAAAGGGTGAGCGATGGTAGTAACTGTCTGCCGCACCACGATCCCACGCACCGCCGTG